ATGCTCTTTCTCAAGGTGAAGATCCAGGATCTGCAGCTCTTGCAGGAGTTGGTGGTGTCCTTGGTGGCGCTGCTGGTTTACTTGGTGCTCGTCTTGCTGGTAAATATATGGCACCACATCTAGGCAGCGCAATTCACAAAGGATCTACGCCAATTCTTGGCGCAGTTCTAGAAGAATTAGAAAAAGGCCCTGAAGGCGGTTTACGTCAAAAAACAGCTTCAGCTATTAATACAAAACTTGAAGCTTTGATGGGTAATCAACAGTTAATGGCGGCATTGGCTGGCCAGACACAAGGTACTCCTTTTGAACGCACTATTCAAAAAGGTATTGCTGCTGCCGCTGCTCCTGCTGCCGCTGGTCTCGCTGGTCTAGGAGGTGTTGCCCTTGGAGCCATCCCTGGCTCTATGGGTGTACCAGGATTCCAACAGCAACAATATGTAGATCCTGAATCTTATGGTTCAAGTAATACAAGAGGTGCACGTGCCGCAACAACTACTTTGCAATATATGTAATTTCCCAAGATTACTAACTGCTACAATTTATGATAGATAAGACATGCGTATGTCTGAATCTTTCGCTTCGTAAAAACACTCCCCGCGAATCTGGAGAATAAACTAAAATGTTTATTGATAATGATTTTCCAAAAATCTTAGGTGCGGAACTTTATCGTCCTCATCCTGCTTACATCTGTGAAATGGCTGTTGAACCAGTAGTGGTTCATGATTTCACACGTCAACCTGGTCAAACTGTTCAGTTAGATCGCTATAAGTTTTGGGGTACTCCTGGTACTAAGGATAGCCGCGAACGTATTGCCGATCAAACCATTGGTACTGCCAATAGCCGTAATATCACAAAAGAAAAAGTTCTTGTGGTACTTAAGGAATATACTGGTCCTGCCGATCCTGGCGATCCTACTCAACCCAGTACCTTTAAGATTGCACGTGAAACACTGATTACTGCACAGCGCCTCTTGCTGGATACAGGTAATCTGAATATGTTCCACCAATCCATTGGTTCCCTTACCTTACTTGATGATTATCGCCGTTGGCGTGATCGTGTGTTCATTGATGAACTATCCAAAGCAGAAGCTAATGGTGTAGCATCAACAACACAAGGTGGATATTTCTTCCCTGCTGGTAAAGTTAAAGATGCTTCCGGTCGTATCACATATGATGGTACAGAATACGGTAATAATGTACAACAGTTCTCTGTTCGTACTGACCTACTGAATGTAGTAAAAGATCTACGTAAGCGCAACGTTCCTACCTTCTCTGATGGTTTGTATCGTTGTATTTGTGATCCTACATTCATGATGCATTTGCGTCGTGATCCTGACTTCCGTGAAATTGCACGTTATGCAGGTAATCCAGGTCAAGGCATGTATATGTCGGGTAATCCGATGATGCCTAACAACGCTGGTTTCTTCCAGGGTCCACAAGCTGGTCAAGGTTATTTCCTTGCTGGTGAACCTGTAATGCCTACTGGCGTACAATTTGAAGGTGTGAAGTTCTACGAATCAACCAACTTCCCCACCAAGAATATTACTGCTACATTCGATAACTCTAATTATGGCAGCAAAGAAGTAGCACAAGGTTTCTTCTTTGGTCCACAAGCTGTAGGTGTTGGTGTTGGCGGTCCTAATGCACAAGTACTCATTAACAATAATGATGACTTTAGCCGCTTTATTATCTTGATCTGGCAACTCTATGCTGGTTTTGATATCTTGAATAAAGATTTTATTACCACTGCCTATAGTTTTGTTCAAGATGATGGCACTGTTTGATAAATAACAATAAAACAAAACGGAGAATTAAATGACTTACTTGTCAACTAAAAAAATCTTTCCAGGTAACTGGACAGGAGATTTAAATGGCTGGTATAAAAACATTGACACCACTGGTGGAACTACAGTTGATGCTTCTGCAGATGGCCCTACTTCTGTATTAGCTGTTCCCGGCTGGCGTTTCTTTCAACAACGTGGTTATGTTCCTGTAACCTGGAAATCAGGTGATGCTGCTACTTATGGTCAAACCATGAGTGTAATTATCCCTTCTCCTTATCGTCAGGACGATACACGTACTGATATTACTGGGATGGTACTTAGTGGTAATACCACGCAAGCAGCGTATATCTATCGTTCTGCACTATCTGTTGCCTCCGGTTGGGGCGATAATCGTGTTGCATCAGGTGTATATGCTACTACAGGTACAGTACTTGCTTTTGGCCGTGATAATGCAGGTGTTCCCGTAGCTGCTTCTGGTGAGCCAGTAGCCGCTGCTGTACTTACATCTACAGTATCAGGTGATGCTGCTACTAAAATTTACTTTGCTGGCGGCTCACAAGCCCTTGGCTCATTCCCTGTATTTGTTTCTGCCTTGGCACAAATAGACGCAGCATCTGGTTTATTAAATAGTGGTATTGCATACAAGATATTGACTACTGGTACTACATTTAAAGTGTATGCCAAAGGTACTGCTAATGCTCTTACCGCTACTGGCGGTGTGTATATCTCAGATGCAGATAAAGCTGCTGGCCTAACTGGTTATCTACTAGTTGAAGCCTGTTATATCGTGCCTGATAATGCACCAGACTACAACTCAATTGAGCAATACTTACCAAATCGTACGGTAAGTACTTAATTAGTTCCCATTGTGAGTGGTTTAGGCTAAACTAAAACCAGATCTTCTGGATTACATGCTTTACCAACACACAAAAACGGGTGCACGAGTTAAAGTTATTAGTGAATGGGATAATGGCGATTGGTTTTTGGTCGAAGATCAAGACGGTCGCCTTTATACTGTTTACAAAACTGAAATCACACCTGATGAATCAGCTACAAAAACAGTTAAGACATTACAAATAAAAGATAAAGCAGCTAAAGAAGAGCCACGTGCATTTCCCCCTGATATACGCTTAAATATTAATTCAGCAACTGCTCAAATGATTGCTGATCATATTAAAGGTATCGGATTAAAGACTGCACGTGAACTTAAAGATATCCAAATGAGTTTATCCGGCGAAAGATTCACTACCTTGGAACAGCTGAAACAAGTGAAACGTGTTGATTGGGAATCTGTATTTGCAGCTAACTTGATACGTGTTTAATAGTAGCCCCACTTCACTGGGGCTTCTTTATTTTATAATGAAAATAAAACAACATGTCTACTGTACGTGCAGGTTTTACTGGCCCCTCTAGCAAAATAGGTGGTTCTAGTGATTACCATATTGATCTTAAACTTTTAAACTCATTACCCATTGCAGAACGAGTAAAAGTTTTTGATACTCTTGCTAATCGATATGCACAAAATAAAAGAAATATTGAATTTTCTAATGCTGGCGTTTCAACAGATATTTATGATGTAAATAAACCTTTCTCAGAACGAGCAGGATTACTTCAAAGAGTAGCTGCGGCGCATGCACCTTCTTCTGCTGATTTTAGTTCTTATGATTTTTATGTTCCTTTTAAAGGACAATCCAGATTTCAAAAAGGAGCCGTAGAAGATGCTTCTATTTATATTCCTACAATTGCAGGAGGAAAGGTAAGACGTGGTTCTGGAGGAGGGTATGGGCATTTCTCAGAAGCATTGGATCCATCAGGTAAAGTCTTATACCGCGTGGGCCATGGTAATATTGATCGTCCAGAAAGTGATGGAGGTTTAACAGTACCTCAGACTCCAGTACTACCACCTCCCGTTACACAAGCAAGCGGTTTTTCACAACGACAACAGGATCAATTATTAGGTGCCGGGTCAGCTCTTAATTTTTTATCTGACTACCTTGGTAAATCAGAAAAGAAAACTAGTCCTTACAGTGGTTTGATTAGTTCCTTACTACAATCGCAACGTGATCCAACCGAAGATTTTCTGATGTCTTATATAATGGGATCAAATCCTAATGCAGCAATGTAATGACTTGAATTTATTACCTTTATAATATAAGAACAGTGGTAGTTATCAGTGCAGTTATCTAACTTTGATAAAAGTAGAGTAAGATATCATTTAGGATATTTTACAGTTTCTGTTCCAGCAGGAGACTTTGCACGACTAGAAGAATCTTTAAATACTGTTCCAGATTCATATTTTTATAATAAAATTATTATTCAAATTGGACGTTGTGATACTGCAGAGAAAAAAACTGAGGTTGCTACATCTCCTTCTACCAGAATTGAAAGTATTCTAGGTGATGTGGATCGTACGATTAGATCTAGTAATGCAAGAGAAGCACTTAAGGTATGGGATGAGATATACTTATATGAAACCAACCGTTTGGCAATGATTTTATACGTGCCAAATTATAAAGATCCTTTTCAAGCTCGATATCGTTACGAACGATCAGGAGCTGAATTTATTCAATCTCTCCCTGGACCAGCTGATACTGCTGTAGGTAGTTCCGTCTGGTTAAATCTTAATCATCGTTAAAGTAAAACATCATGCCCGTTTTAAATATTGGTAACGTTGGTAATTTAGTAAGAGGACTAGCTGGTGGCTTTAAATCACCAATACCCAAATTTCCTGTTATTGATCAAGTTACAGATCCACGTACATATCAAAGATTAGCGCAAATAGCAGAAGAGACTTTAGGGCGTAATTTACCTGCTCAATTTAGAGGGGCTGGCTTTAGTACTATACCTACACGTGCAACAGATTTATTTAATAAGATATCAGGTATACCTGCAGGTGTAGGTAGGGATATACAAGCAGGTATGGCAGGAAGAATAGTTAATCAAATGGCAGGAGGCCCTGCTCCTATCCCAAGGTTATTATTGCGTTCAGGAGTACCAGGTAGTAAGACAGCAATACAAGCAGCTGATCCCTCACTATTCTCAGGAACGCTTAATCAAGCGGGACCTTATGACAGAGACTATGGTTTAACTAGAGAGTTAATGAGACGAGCTGGTGGAGGATCATTAGAAAGAGTAGCAGAAAAATTAGTTCCTAAAGGAGCTATACAACAAGGGGCTGGCTTTTTAAATTCTGCATTTAGACCATCTTCTGCGATGGGTAATGTAATGAATGCAATACCAGGAATTAGTAACTTACCTGGTATTGCAAAAAATATGATTGCTCCTGCAAGTGCAGCGGGAATGGCAGGTTACCTTTTAAGTTTAGAAGGAAGTACACCTAATAACTATAAAAGTTTAGGTTACAAATCTGAAGAAGATATGAAAAATAAAATAAGACAACAAGAAGCCCGAGAAGGAATACTAGCTTCTTCACTTGACGACGGACGATATATTCCAGGAGCACAACAAAAACAATTTAAGGTTCCTGCACTTACAAATGTTTTAAATATAAATACATTATCAGATAACAATAATGTAGACAACAGAAGACCTGACAATTTTTCTTCTCCTCGTAATACGGAAGCTGAAAGACGTGCTTATCTCTCTGAACTATCTAGTGTCGCACAACAAACAGCACAGAATCCTTTATTAAATCAATACAATGCTTTACGTAAACCTGATTCAAGAGCAGCAGAAGATCTTGGAATGCAGATGTTTGCATTAGCAAATCCAGAATCAGCTAAAAAAGTAACTCCTGGTCAAGCAGGTTACGATGTGATACAACGTGTATATCCACAAGCAACAACTGCAGCAATGCTTCCAGCCCCCGTGGATCCAACAGGACTAACTGAAGAAGAAAGACAAGCTATTGCTAATCAAATGTTTTTTAATCAATATTAAACAATGACGACACCTATTAGTCCACGAGCTGCTGCTCTTTTAAAGGTTATCCGTTTTGCCGAAGGAACCTATGGCCCAAAAGGATATTCTACTATGTTTGGTGGGGGTCAATTTGATCCATCAAAAGGGCATCCTAATCGAGTAATAAAAAGTGGTGATTACTCTTCAGCCGCAGCAGGTGCGTATCAATTTATGCCAGATACCTGGAAAGGCGTGTCAAGTAAACTTAAACTTCCAGATTTCTCTCCTCGTTCACAAGACTTAGGTGCTTTACAGTTAGTTCGAGCCCGTGGTGTAGATCCAGAGCAACCATTAACACCGCAAAGTTTAAATAGATTAGCTCCTGAGTGGGCATCTTTACCTACATTAAAAGGTACTAGTTACTATGGGCAACCTGTAAAAGCGGTTAAAGAATTATTAAATATATATCAACAGAATTTAAATCCTGCTTCTTCTGCTGTACCAAAAAAACCACAGCAGCTATCACAAGCAATTGAAGCAGGTAATTCATTTGGAGCAAACGCATTAGGAGCAACTTTGACAGATGAATTAAAAGATAATTTACTTGCTCAATTATTTGAAACTCCATCTGATCCAACAGCTCAACTTCTTCCTTTTCTTTTAGGACAAAATTCAAGCTATATAAGCTAGAATTTAATAAGACAACATAAGGTATTTAATTTGTCATCTACATCCACTAATAAGCAACCCTTATTTATTGATCGTCCTTTATTTGATGCGATCCGAGTAACTTCTCAAACTGTTGGTAGTGCTAGCACCAATACATTATTTGTACAAGGTGGACAAGCTCCTTCTATTTTGGTAGATATGGATGCTGAGTTAAGTGATGATACAAATAATGGAGGTGTTGTTGATTCAATTAGTATCATACGTAATGATGCATATCGTGCAGCTGATTACCTTGTCAATGCAACTACCTCAGGTACTGTTATATCTGTTGCCAGTGGACAAATTGTTCAGATTCAAGTAACAGGAAGTTTTACTGGCGCAGGAATAGCTGATAGTGGTGTTGGTTATTATACGTATACTGGATCACCTACATTGACAGGTGTTAATACTGTCTTACGTTATTCAGGTGGAACAACATCAGGATTTAGTTATAACGGAGTTGCTTACGGTTATCAACCAGCAGTAACATTTGCTTTTTATCACACACGTAATACAACAGTACCAATCCCCGGCAGTGGAGATTATAAGCTTCTCTTTGCTAAAACAGTTCCTGCTAATAGTGGTATTGTAGACTGTTCTGATTTAATGCCTCAGCTAGCTGCTCCTGTCGTCTCTGCGGGCAATACTAGTGGATTAGGCCCTTCTGCTCCTTTACGTAACAAAGGCATCTACCTGGAGCGAGGAGACCGCATCTACGTAGGTGTATTTCCAGACGCACTCAATACTGCAGGTTATGTTCCAGGAGTTCATGTATACGCTCAAGGTGGCTTCTTCTAATAATGTCCTTTAAAGGTAAGGATTCCTTTGGTACGTTTGGTGATAAAGAAGTTTTTAAATTAAAAGAAATTACACCTATCACAACAGAATTTTCTAAAGGTGGTGTACCAGGTTCTATTACAACAATTAACCGAGAGTCAGCTTGGTCTCGATGGCGACGTGGTTATGAATTAGCTACTGCTACCACAGATAAAGACGGTTACCAATATCGATTTAAATATGCAATACCAGCAACTACTTCAAGTGGTAACCCAGCACCTACAATATCTGGTTCCTTTGTAGGTTTCCCTACTTCTAATAAAGACCTTGGGATGCATTGGGCAATTTGGCGTTATGCAGGTTCTGTACGTTGTGATGATTACACGGATCCTGTTAGTACCCTAAAGTTATATATTGCTTCTGTTACAGAAGATGCCAACTATTGGTATGTGCAATTAGCTGGTACCTGGAGTAGTGTTAATCCTTTGCCAGCACCTTTTTATATTCCTGTTACTGGACAACCAAATGGTTTAAATCCTGCTAATACAGAAATCTTTGAAGATCGTATCATCACAGATGGTGGTCCTATTATTACAAAAGATACTATCAATCCTAATAATCAAAAACGTTTTGGGTATGTACAAGCAGTTGTTATAAATATAAATCCATTTACTGGTGTACTTACATTTAAAAAAGCTGGTTCTATTCAAGTAACACCTGATGGTGCATTCGTTACCCCTTCTCCGATTGGCTTTACGCCAGGTCGTTTTTTAATAACAGGTTCTCGTTATGCCTGTACATGTCAAGATTTTACACATCGCGATTATTTCTTTGCTAGTACTGATGGTAAAACCAATAAGAAATTATTTCCTCGTAATCGATTGTCTTCTGTAAAACCAGGACGGTTTGAATTTATTACAACAGACGGTAATTTAGATAACGAAGCAATGACATCTAATGCTGTAGATCGTACTGTTGAAGTTTATGCGCCTTCTGGTTTCCAGCTCAACTATACAGTTACAGATGATGCTTTTGTAGATCGTACATCAGCGAGAGATAATCCCGGAGTCTATACTGAATTTGGATCAGTATATACCCGTAGTACAACGAATATTGCAGCACCGGGTGCCACTTCAGAAGGTATACCTAAGTTTAATGATTACAGTACTTCCCGTACACAATTAGATTCTAGTTCAGTACCACAGGATGTAATTGTTAATTTTACTGATAACTGGACACCACTATTAGATGAACTACGTTATTGCAAACACATCTATGCATTAAAATTTAAAGATCACCTGTTCCCTCCTGAGCCTAATGATTTCCCTGTTGGTGATCAAAGCATGGCAGATTGGGAGCAACGTCTAGTATCAGAAACGGAAAAAGAACAACAAAAAGCAAATGCATATAATAGAACACGACGTTCATTATCTACAATGGATGTACCACCTTATAACTGTCAATCACCAATGATATTCCCTATGTTACAAAAATTGTTTAACATAACAACTGCAGATATTAAAATTACAAATTTTACAATGTTAGACAAGAACGGAATACAATATACACCATAAAAAAACAACCTCCAAATATTGAAGGTTGTTAATAAGATCTTTAATTACTTAACAAGCTACTAATTGTTTTTCTTGTTTACTCATAAAGTGTTGAACTGTTTTTTTATTCCACAGATAACTGTCTCTGGAATAAGTTTTTCCTTTGAAGGCTGCATAGTGAGGACCTAGTTTCAAGGTGCCGTCATCTCGCATACAGAACAATGCATTTCGATCAATGTTCAAGGATGCAGCCATTTGGTTAGCTGTCACCCATGTTGCGACTGTAGCCATGAGGAAAACAAAGGAATTACTCTCTTACAATACATAAAAATTACAGGTTTGCAAGGTTCTTTATAAAAATTTCACATCTTTACGATTCGTCATGGAGGTAAGGGTATCCTAAAATTAGGTAATGGCAATTACAGAGTATGTTCGCAACAGAGCATGATCCTCTCGCCTTATTAATTGAAATAACACCTAAGCATGCAAAACGTCGTTTTCGAGATGAGATATATAAATCCTGGGAGTACTCCTGTGGTTACTGCGGCAAACCAGCTACAAGCCTGGATCATATAATACCTAGATTTAGATCAGGCTCTAGTAATCGAAATAATTTAATGCCTTCTTGTCAACGTTGTAATAATCATAAAGGTAGTAATAAGATGGAAGAATGGTATTTAACGCAAGATTTCTTTTGCTATCAACGGTTACAAAAAATTAAAGACTGGATAAATCAAGAATTATTAGATCTTTTCCAGTACACTAATGAGTATATAAATCAAAAAATAAGCTGATGGCTCTTAGCTATAATGCAGATGCATTTAAAAGTAATCCTAAGAAAACAGCTTGGACGCGTGTCAAGCTTGCAGAAGATAATTTAACTAATGCGCCAACAGATGCACTCACCACTTCGTGGACAAAAAGGATTACATCTTCGCCAGTTGTAAAGGCCGATTCTATGGGTCTATATAAAGATCAAGAATCTCCATCTAATATATATGCTTTAATTAATACCAATACGCTTATTGATAAATGGCTTAATTTTCAGTATCTTGTAGAGGGAGAATACAGAAAAATTAATACACTACAAACTCCTTACCCAGGAGATCAACATGTAATGGATATACTTAATGGAACGATGCCCCTAAGCCCAGAATTAAATCAAAACATAGAAGCATTACGAACACAAAAAGAAATTCAAACTAAAGAAAATATTAAAAATAACAATCGTATATTTGCACAAAATAAAGGAAAAAATGAACTTGCTGAAGAGAGTAATAAAGCTAATGATAAATTAAATAAAGCTAATGATAAATTAAATAAAGATAATATAAAATTAAACGAAGAAAACGCAACAGTAAATACATACGAAGATACAATTCAAGGCATAATTAATAATACAACTGGAAGTGATTACCTGTCACGTGTAGAAACAGTTAATAAAATAAAAGGTCTTCCAAAAGATATAAAAGATAATTTTAATAGAGATTTTCCCGTTTTTTATGTAACAGAAAAATTAAAATCATGGGATCCAAAAACTTATATTCAACCTCCTACCCCAGATACCATAGATCGATTTGATTGGAAATGGTATAAAAAACAAGTTACAACACCAAGGCAGGATCCTTGGAAAGAAGCAGTTGAGAGTAATGACTTAGATCTAACAGCACGTTATCTTACGGAAGAATCATATTATCGTTGGCATTATACAACCCAAGGGAGACAGAATGGAATACGTGGATATAAAGAAGAAACACCACTTTCTTATGCTTATAAAGAGCAACCTACTGATGCTGAAATACAAGAATTCAAAGATATTGCTGCAGGTATACTAACACCCAATCTGGAAACATTTTTAAGTACTATATTAGATCCAAAGGAAAAAGAAAATCTTACTAAATATGGCGCATTAACACAAAATGTATTAAAAGATACTATAGCTGAATTAAATAAAACCAAGTTAAGAGAACAAGAATATGATTTATATCGTGGTCTTGGAGCGTTTACTGAAATTGCTGATTTTAATAAAACAATTGCTAATTCTATCGTTGGAGATTCAGGTGTAGGAGGGTTTTTAAAGTTATCAGGGAATCAAACAACACAAGATTTTACAGGTACACTTGAAAAACAATTAGGTCAGATTACAGGTCTTCAAAGCAATGTAACGCACAACTGGCAAAAGTGGTTTGATGATACACTAACTGAGAAATATGGAATTGACTATAAACAATTTGCTAGCACAGAAGATACTTTAGATATTGTTAATGCAGCATTAAAAACTAAACCAGAAGATGTTTACGATACAAAAAGAAAAGTATTTACAGATCCATTTATTAAAAAAGCTGGATTCAAAACAAATGACGAATTGTTGCAATTTCTTAAAGATCAAAAAGAAACGGGAGCCTCTTTATTAACAAATCTACAAACAAATATCTCTATTGAAAATCGTGATACTCAATTAGAATCTTTAAAAATTGTATTACAATCTAAAGTTGATACAGAAGAAGCAAAGAAAAATCGTGATATTACATTATCTTATAGTGGTGCTGATGGTATACCAGAAGAAGTCAAAGTAGATGCGTCTTTTGCACGTTCCTTTATTGATGATTATTTAAAACCTCGTTTTGACTATTCTAAATCAATGAGTGAGTTTATCGATTATATGGACGTTGCTGAAACCAATAAAAATCCTTTTCAAACTACTGATCGGCTTGAAACAGTAAAAAGTTTTGCCGCAGCGCAAGCTGCAGCTATAAATCCAACCATGAAAGATAGGGCCGTTAAATTTAATTCTGATTTTTATTTTAATCCAGAAGATACTTTTGCAGTACCGTTAACAAAAGAATTATATAAACAACAAACTGCAATGGTAGCAGCTGATTGGAAGGCTGCAAAACAAGATGCTAACACAAGAATCATAATGGATATTGGAAATTTAAAAAATCAAGATTTAGGAACATGGGCTGAAAACGCATATATGTATGGAAAAGATTTAACGAAAAAACAAGACTTTGCTGAATTACATTACACTATTAAAGGTAAAAATTTATTATTCGATGGAGTTAAAGATCCTGGATCAATATTAAAAGAAGAATTTGAAATACCTGTCAATACAAAAGCACAATCTGTTGGTACTATATTTGGCGAATATATAACACCAGAACAATTTGCAAAAGAAACACTAAAACAAATTACTGATGAAAACGGATTATTAATACAAGATGAAAATAAAGTTAAAGCTTTAAAGGCTTTAGGTTTAGATCCATCTTTAGGTTTAGAAGAAATTAAATTGGCAATTATAGAAACTATAGCAACTAGACCAGCAGCAGAAATCAGGGAAAATATTAAACGTTTACAAGAAATAGAAAAAACACCAACTCAACGTGAGTTAGGAGTTGATTATATTGAACGTCCAGAGACAAATATTGCAACAGTAGAAAAAACTGAACTATATAATGTTTTTAAAACAGCAGGTTATAAAGGAACAGAAAAAGAATTCTACACAGATTACATGCCTGATACGGATCCTACAGATATGAAATTTTTAACTGATGCAGCCAAGGGGAAAACACCTGTTTTAGACGTAGGCTTTTTAAAAAGTAAAGATCCTTTTGAAATTTTATCTAAAGTGGGTGATATTGATTCTCCTCCTCCTAAGATATCTACTAAAACAAAAACAGATTCTTACTTTAAACTAGGTATAGATGATGACGATGATGATAATAAGACATCATCTATTGATGCTGATTCCTTCCTTGGTGATTACACTGCGTTCTTTAAAAAATAATGACTACTCAACATAAAAAAGCAGCAGCAGCAGCTAAGATAGCAAAAGATAAAATGGCTTGTAATAAACCACAAAAAACTCCTGGACATCCCACTAAAAGCCATGTGGTAAAAGCATGTGATAAAGGAGAAGAAAAGATTATTAGATTTGGTCAGCAAGGTGTAGAAGGCGCTGGTAAAAACCCAACTACAGAAAAAGATAAAGCTAGAAAGAAATCATATTATGCACGTCATAATGCACAAGATCCAAACCCTGACAAAATGTCTGCACGATTTTGGAGTCATCGCGTTAAATGGTAAATTAAATCTACTATATTAAATAAGTAAACTACATTAACTACTGTGGCACAAACAAAAGCTGAACCACGAATCGTCTCTAAACCTAAAAAAACTAAACAAGGGCAAGGTAAACATTCGCTTCCATCTCATGGACGTAAATTAAAAAAAGGCCAAGGGTAACATAATTAAGTTAACTTATGTATGATGATGGTAATATGATTATTTCATCATGCAGAATTTACCTTTAGGAATTGATATCATAATGAAGTATGAAGGCTTTAATGAAAAGTCTTTTGCAGATCCTATTACTAATGCTAGACCATACACAATAGGATATGGAACACAATACTATCCTGATGGTGAACCCGTAGGTAAAGATCAATTATGTACCAGAGAAAAAGCACTGGAATATTTAAAATATGAAGTACAAGAAATCAATACTTTATTGGATAATGAAATTCCAAATCTACATAAAAACATTAAGGAATCATTAATTTCTTTTGTGCATTCTATTGGCTGGGACCCTTTTCTTTATAGCGATATCCTTGATGCAATCGATCTAGAAGAATGGGGTATCGTTACAGAAACAATGTACCGTTGGATTTTTGACCATGATTACCAGGTAATAAGCAATTTGATTTATAGAAGGCGAGAAGAAATTAATTTGTTCTTAATCGGTATCCAAAATAAAAGCCTTGATTTTAACGGCTTGCTTTTGTTAAACGCCTTTATGTGTTATGACTCCTTACCAAATCAAATCCAAGCTATCAAGAAATTAGAACAAGCTACTCCTCCGATAATTCTTGCAGAATTTATTAATACTTTTAAATTACCTGCTTTTCAACAGGATGAAATCATGGTGTAAGCTTTAGAATAGATACAAGCAAGAAAATGCAGTTCCTAATGGATCCTTCTGCTGAACCTAAAGATCTTGAACTCCCCTTGGAGTTTGAATTTGCAATGCGCAAAGCACAAATCTATGCTGATGAGATGACATGGGATCAATTATATAGTGCGTTCCTTAACCTTTACCAGCAGCGTTTCATTGAAATTACTGCGATTAAAGAATTACTTGCTGAAGAAGGGGTAAATATCCAATTTGATATTTCAACAGAATTAGAATTAGCAGAGTTAGCTCGTTCCACAGGGGACTATGAAGATGACGACGAGGAAGAAGATGACGACCATCGTCTTTTAGCGCCGTTCTAAATTCGTCCTAAATACCAACTTGCTTTATCAATAGATTCGTTTTGGCCTTTATATTGTTCACGCCAAATATATTTCATTGCATTACCTTTGCAGTAACCTCTGAATTCTTCAGGGGTTAAAGCAGCTTCTATTGCATCAATACACTCAATATTACCCTGAGTATAATGAATGGGGTGGTCAACATTATTTAATAACCCTTCCGTCCCAAGCCCTTCGGTAAAGGGATCGCGCCCATCTCTACAGCTTCTTCCATACTGGGAATGTATCCAGTTACTCCCGGACGATTCGCCTTCATTGGAACATTGACCGGACATTCGTTACCCTCTAAAGCAAGGTTGGTGCGTGGACGATCTTGTTGAGTCGCCACTAGACCTCTATTATACTGGTCATAAAGAGGAACGTCATTCTCTTCGTTACCTAATTCCGCACCAAAATCACACATTGTCAACTCTCGCCGGTTGAGTTCATCTTGAGTAGGTATTCCTTGATGCATGAATTCACTTAAGAAATCATCTGCATTTACTGCATGATTCATTTGTTTAAATCTTCTTCGATTACAATATTAACATGGGACGATTCTACGAGCCATTAAACGATTCAAGGGGATCTTTCATTCCTGAGACATATGATCCCACGATAGATTCAGGTACTTCTGGCGCAGAAATAACTGATTTAAATCCAGGGAAAGCATATGATGTTGATATAAGACGACTAGATGCAAGCGCACGTAGTTCGGCAAATCGTGCCGATACAAGTAATATAAAACAACAAGATCGTGCAGCAAAATTTATGGCAGCAGCAAAATCTGCTGGTAGATTTAAACAAACGGCACAGATCAACGAAGCAACAAGTGCTGGACCAGGGGAAACATTTTCTCCGATAGGAAGCGTTGGCTATGCTAAGAAACCACAACCTAACTTTGGACGTTCATTCGTTTAAATAATTACTGTAGTCTTGCATCTCTAATGCACCTTCAATTTCTTCTAGTGTTTCTTTAACCATATTTAGAATCCACTGTACATTATCACTTTGATAATGTACTAACTGTGCTGTTAACTGTTCATTCTTTTGGTGAATTACAGTGTCAGTAATAATTTGTAATATCTCCAACCTTTGGTTAATATCACGAGAAGTAATTTTCATACTCGGCAAGTAACAACTTCTTTTCCTTGATCTTGATATTTTCCTTTACGATCTTCATACGTAATACTACAAGCAGTACCACGGAAAAACAAAAGTTGGATAATACCTTCATTGGCATAAATCCGATTAAATAGTGGAGTAGCATTACTGATCTCTAGTGTTAAGTGTCCACGCCACAATGCTTCCGCTGGAGTTATATTTGCAATAATCCCTGATCTAGCATATGTACTTTTCCCCATTGCAACCACTGTTACATCTGCAGGTAATGCTAAACGTTCTTCTGCAACACCAAGACAATAGCCATATGGTGGAATAAGAAAATATTTACCTCTTTCATCTTCTAGTAATTCAGAAGGACAAAGAATATCAGAATTAAAATTCTTGGGATCTGTTTCACCGACATCAATACGACCAAAAATCAAACATTGCAAAGGAGAAAGTCGTATATCATAACCATAAGAACCTAGACCATAACTAAGGATGCGTCTATTGTTTTCTTCTTTTACCATGTGATCAGTAAAAGGTTCAATCATTCCTTGATTCAAAGCAAGTTCCTTGATCTCAAGGTCGCACAGCAGACTCATTTCAACAATTCAATCTTATCCAGTGTAGCTTGGCTAACAAAGAATACGCCCTTTTTCAGCATAGATATCTATAAATCTTTCTGTTGCTTCCCCTGGAGAATCCTTTGGTTGTAAGTAGACTGCTAATGAGGTACATGTACGATGTTTACTTAGCCCTCTACTTGAATTCTTAATTAATTCAGGAGGTGTTCTAAGGATACAAACAGGGAAATCAAAGATTTTTTGTTCGTATCGAATCATATCAGGGCAATTTGTAAAAAATAAACCTTGTTCAATTTCATTATTTAACCAGGCGCGATATAAACGATGATACCAAACTGCATGCGCTGATGTTATTGTGCCAGCACTTGTCCTGGTCATCTTCCATTTATTTAATTGTTTATTAAAAAAATAAGATCCACTTGGTGGGAATACATATACCTTTCCGTGCCAATCCATATCATTTAAACCGTCATCTTGCGGTGTGTAATAATGAGAAGCACCGACGTATGTATTAGCTAATTTAGAACTAGCTGGATCTAAATCAATTTCACCCAACAGAGCATGCGCTGATGCTATTAAATCAGGACTTGATATAAGCTCTTGATCTTCATTGCGTAAATTTAGATTTAATGCCATTAGGTTGGTGGTTGGATAAAGTTTTGTTTCTGTAAAACGTCTAGCAATTTAGGCAAGGGCTGGTACACACATACCATCTTACCAATGACACCACGTTTTTTTATTAGTTGACCATTCTCATCCTTTACCTTATCAAATTCCTTAGCTCTTATCAAGTATTCTGCTACGCAACGCAAACGTCGTTTCAAAGATAATTCTGCTTGTGGAAACCGACCACAAATTGTATCTGGTTGCATATCAACAAAAGCCAATCGCAATCTATTAGCCAAAGTCATACTTGAATTGGCGTCCTCCTCTTCATAATCTCGAATATTTGCCAAATAACGTTGCAAGCATCCGATATCAAAAGAACCAAGAGGAGGCAAAAAACTTTCCACTTGTTTAATCAATACACTTGGCAGTAATTGAGAATAGTTCTCAGGAGTGATTGTTGTTACATCCAAGTCTTTTATTAAATGTGACATATCATAAATGAGCACTGTGAGTGCTGACGTATAAAGCAGAATGGCGTTGATCTGTATTTTCTATTTCTCGATTTTTAGCAAAAGAACGAATCAGTTCATTCCATGGAATTCTGATTATTGCTTTTTGTTTTGCTGTAGGACAAATATTAATATAATGAATGCCTTCTATCCAACCTGTATCTCCATTATGTTTGGATTTTTTAATCCAATTTCGTATCGTTTGATCTGATATATGTAAACGCTTAGCACATTCTTCAGTTGAGATGTATTCTTCTGCGTACATTTCTGGATTTAACCGATCTGTTTCTTCTGTTTTGTAACGCGAATGCCACATGGATCCTAAAATTACCCGGATGCCTTTTAGTTCTGCAGCCAAATCCTCAAGACCTTTTCTTAATCCGTATTGCATGATGTCAATCTTATTGTTTTTATGTTAGCCTTAAAATAAGTTAATTGCTTATCATGACCGAAAATCAAGTTCCTGCCAGTATGCCTACACAGCCCATCGTTGACACAACAGGGTATATTTCACCTGAAATGCTAGCTCAGTTTAAAGAACGTGCGCGAACACAAGCTATGCAAGCAGCAATGACACAACCAGTTGCACCACAACCAGTTGGTCGTGTAGTTTATATTCGTCGTAATTTAACCGTTGCTGAACTTATCGTAGTATTTTTAATTTCCTGTGGTGTTGTACTAGGAATACAAGGTGGTTGGCACTTAATTAACAATCTTCCTCGTATTGAAGTAAGATGGAGTAAGTAAAAAGGAACTATAATTTATATAAGATCTATATTATGTAATAAATGGCTAACAGAAGAATATCGCAGTTACCAATATTAACGGGTAGCGAAGTAGCAGAAGAAGATCTGCTTACGATGGTGCACGTTTTTGAAGTTGATCCGACTTTAAAAAATAAAAAAATTACCGTATCAGGATTTAAAAACTACTTAGATTTTTATTATTTAACAGCAACAGGAGGCACCTTATATGGGTCTTTAATAGTACAAAGTAATTTAACAGTTTCTGGCACGGCTAATATATCTGGTATTATTGCTTCTGGTAACTCTACATTCTCTGCACTTATTGTTCAAACTACAGCAACTGTATCAGGTACAATCAGCGGAGCAGTAATTACTGGTGATGTTGGACGTTATACAACACTTACTGGAACAACAGGAATATTTACTACTGTATCAGGTACAACAATAACAGGTGTCACTGGACAATTTAATTCAATAACAGGAAATACAGCAGGTTTTACAAATGTCACGGGTACTACTGTCTCTGGCACCACAGCTAATTTTAATATTGTTAGTGGCACTACTATCACTGGTACTACCGCTAATTTTAGCACCTTATCAGGCACCACTGTCACCGGTACAACAGCAGCATTTACTACAATTACTGGCATAACAGCGGGCTTTACAACAGTTACGGGTACAACTGTCACGGGTACAACTGCTAACTTTATTACCTTGTCAGGTACAACAGTTACTGGCGATATTTTATTAGCTACAACCGCAACAGGAATAAGTGGTGTTTTTACAACCCAACTTTCAGGTGCAACAGTTACAGGAAATACAATCCAAGCAACAACAGGGATTTTTCAATCATTAGTTACTAGTGGTCACACTATTCAAAATAACTTAACAGTTTCTGGTAATCTTTTAGTACTTGGCTCAGGTGCCTTTGCGTCTGGTGTTACTGTCACTGGTACTTTAAGTGGAACAACAATTACTGGTACATCAGCACAATTCACATCAATAACAGGAAACACAGCAGGCTTCACGACAATTACAGGTACAACGACCACAGGTACGACAGCTAACTTTGTTACCTTATCTGGTACTACCATCACAGGAAACACTGCCAGTTTTACTACCGTTACAGGAAATACTGCCGGTTTTACCACTGTTACAGGTATTACAGTTACAGGTACAACAGGTAATTTTATTAATTTATCTGGTACCGTTGTCACGGGAAACACTGCTGGTTTTACAACAGTCACTGGCACAACAGTCACTGGTACAACTGCTAATTTTATTACCATATCAGGTACTACGGTAACAGGGACTACTGGACAATTTACTTCTATAACAGGAGGAACAGCAGGTTTTACTACTGTTACAGGTACTACTGTCACAGGCACCACTGCTAATTTTATTACTGTATCTGGTACTACAGTAACAGGAAATACAGCAGGTTTTACTACTGTTACTGGTACAACTGTTACCGGTACCACAGCTAATTTTATTACTTTATCAGGCACAACAATAACGGGCACTACTGTAAATGTAACTTCTGGTGTGTTTCAATTTTTACAAGCTACAAACCAAACTTTTTCTGGTAATTTAACTTTTTCAGGAAATACTTTTACTTTAGGATCAGGATTCTTTAGTTCTGGAATTAGTGTTACAGGTACTATCAGTGGCACTACAGTTACGGGTACGACTGCTAACTTTATTACCGTATCAGGTACAACAATTACAGGAACAACACTTTCCGTTACAGCTGCTTCAGGTGCTACTGCAGCCCTTGTATGTTCCGGTGTTGTTTCAGGTGATACCAGTGGATTTATAATTAAAGGCCCTTTAATCATCCTTGCTTAATTTCTACAGTAGAATTAAAGAAATAACGAACAGATCCCATGGCTTACGGTTCTATTAAAGTCGACACTATTGTATTTACTAATAATAGTGCAGACCAAAGCGTTTCTATTTCCGGCATTATTGCATCTACATCAGGTAATTTAACAGTTACAGGAACCATTTCAGGAAGTACTGTCCAAGCAACCTACGGTACGTTTACAACTTTAACTGGTGTAACAACCTCTGGAACAAACGCTAATTTTCAAACAATCACCGGCGCAACGGGTGTATTTACTACCAGTATTTCTGGTGCAACTGTTATTGCCCCTACAGGTACGTTTACCTCTTTAACAGGTACCACGGCTACCATCACATCTGGCATCATTGCTAGTGGTACAGCCGCACTTCCATCCTTAGCGATACTATCGGACCCAAATACCGGTATCTACTCACCAGGTGCAGATCAACTAGCGGTAGCAACTAATGGAGTTG